AAAACTTTTTATAAAATTTCTTCAAATTCATTATTACAACTATAATAAGCCGCTTTTAAACCATAATTTTTCATAACAGCATTTATAATAGCCGTGCATTTTATACAAGGCTTTGAATTCATAAAATAAGGATTATTTTCATGATGCCCATATCTAATTACATATAATACAGCCCCTTTTAATTTATTTCTATCAACATTTTTTAATGCTGTTTCTTCAGCATGTCTCGAGAATTTCTTTTGCCGTCGTATATTAATATCAGGTATATGCTCTGTTTCCATAGTTCGTCGTTTGTTACAAGCACTAGATATTAATTTACCTTTTTTATCAATAATTACACATCCATGTTTAGAATGCATATTACTTTTTTTTGCTATATCTACACATAATTCCATTAAATTTAAATCATATCTATGTATGTATTTTTCACAAAACATGAGTCATTATATAATATATATGAAATTCTTTTTAAATATTTCATTTTTTATTTTTTTTTATATTATTATATATTAATGTATTTAAAAGATTTTGTGTATGGATTATGTATATTAATTATACCATTAATTTTAATATTATTATTACATAGATTATATATAGCAAATAAATGCCATAATAATAAAGAATGTATAAAGAAAAAAATGTTAGTGGATATAGACACAGTTAATAATAAATTAGTAACAAATATTAATTTTTTAAAAAATAATCAATCATCACCTATTGAAACTGAAGCACCCCAAGAAGAAATAGAAGGATTTTTTGGAGGTTTAACCGACTGGCTTTATAATAAAACATCTGGAGCACCTGTAGAACAACAATACGCTTCACCAACAAATACTTTAAATCCATCGGAAACTAATTTAAAAGCAGCCAATTCCGACCAAAATGTTATACCACAATTAAATACTAAATTTCCAAATCAAGATATAAATGATTCAAGTAATGAAGACTTATTGAATTCCATTAATAAAAAGAATGATACCTTAAAAAATATAACAAATAAAAAATTAAATTCGGAAAATCCAATGAGTAATATAAAAAATATGAATAATGGTTTAAAAAAAGAAATAAATAATATTCAAAAATTTACTCCTGAAATTATTACAGATGAAAACATATTAAAGAATCAAGAAAATCCACCTGTACCAAAACAAAATAATGTACAACCATCCGACCCATTAAAAAATAAATTAAAAGAAATTAGTAATGTAAAGCAAACAAATCAACCTTTAAATCAAGAACCAATTAAACCAAAAGTAAGTAGTTTATTTAATCAATGTAATTTTTATAGTGATAAATGCCCTGATGGTTATAATGATTTTGGAACAATTGGATTATCAGGTATGGATAAAAATGTAATGTTAAGTTGTGGAAATGTAGAAAATACAAAACCAGCAAAAGCTATAGCAAAAATTAAAAATCACGCGTTAGATGAAGTAGTAATTATAGATAAAGGTCATGGTTTTAATCCACAAAATCCACCAAAAGTAACTATTGTCGGTGGAAAAGGAAATGGTGCCGAATGCGAATCAGTTATTGATGACGATGGATTTTTAAGTTTAATTAAAATAAAACATCCTGGTAATCTTTATACAGAAACTCCTAATGTAATTATTGAGCCACCATTAATGAATAGTAGTTGTCATTTTTGCTGTAAATAATTTATTTAATTAATATTTTTTATAAGAATAATAAATAAAATATGTTTTATTAATATAATGAATAAGAAAGTATGTATTCAAGAAGATAAGCTTATGTTTTACGTATTAATCTCAACATTTGCTGTAATAATAGTATTTTATTTATTTTACCAATACTCTTTTATTAAAATGAGCGATGAAAATGAAAAATCGCAAAATTTATTATCATCAAAAATCAGCAATTTAGAAAATACTGTAAAAAGATCTAAAGAAGATATAGAAAATTATAATAATCAAATGCTAGCAACCTCCAATCCAGCTATTCCCGTTTTAGTAAATAATAACCCAAAAAAATTAAATGCCTTAGATAGAGTCTATAACCCTTTAAGATATCCTTATAAAAGTGACTATTTTTATGACCAAAGTTGGTATCCAAATATGAATTTACCAAGTCAAGTCATAGGATGTGGTGGAAGAAATCAACCTTGTATGGGTGGAACCCAAGTACCCATTTATAATCCAACAACTCCTATAAATGTAAGTAATAATAATATTGCACCTGTTTATGTATCCACAAGAGGTCCATTGGGTGAGCCACAACAAATGGGTGTTTTATATAAAGTATATGGTGATGAAAATGATACATTACCATTATTTGGAAGAAGAAAATATCCCAATGATAATAAATACGAATATTATACATTATTGGGTAAATATGGGTCAAAAGTAAAAATTATTACTAAGAATAAAAATGATGAATTGGGAACAAATGATATTGTTTTTATTCAAGGAAGAGCTGAACCTTATAAATGTACAATTTATGAAAGTGACTTTCCTCAATATATTCCTTATTTATAAATAAATTCTTAAATTTCCACATTTTTTTGAAAATATATTTTATTTCTTTCAGTTTCTTCTATATTATTACTATCTTTAGGAAAAACAAAATCATTTAATTCTTTACTTGTCTTTTTTAAACCAATATCACAATTTCGAATATAAGAAGATGTTCCTTGTACATCCAAATTTTGACTAAATTCACTATATTCATCATTATTATATGCCATTATTGGTCCAGTTTGTGAATTTAAATGACTTGCTATTTTAAATTCATTATTAGCACTATATAATTTATCAAAATATTTACTTGACTCTAATGGGGAACTTTCATACCCTGGTGGAGGACAAACACCTTTAATTTCTTCTAATGGAATATCTCTCTTAAGTTTATCTAAATTTTTTAAATGATTATAAGGAAGTAGACTTTCATCATCTTTATAACAATATAACCAATTTACATAATCTTGCATTGTCATATTTGATGGATAATTCAATTTAAATATTTCATAATCCATATTACTTAAATCTTTTGGGTCGGGATAATTCATTATTCCTAAATTACATTTAGTATGTTTATGGTCTTTGAAACACATATGACTTGATTTTTGTTTATTTTCAAATTCTTTGTTTTTATTTTGATATTGGTCAAAACCTTCTAATAAAAAATCAGAATCTTCCATAATTGTTTTATCGTAATCAATTTTATCAATTTCTTCTCCATTTTGTGTATTATATTTTTTTGATTCAACAATAAATTTATTAGTAAAATCTTTGGGTAATTCTATTTTTACAGGAGAAGAACTTACATTAACTTTTAAATTATTTAATTTATTATCAACTTTATTAAGTAAATTGTAAAAAAATAAGAAAAAAATTATTAAAAGCAATAAAAATATAATAATTGTATTTATATCATTCATAATATTTACTTTGAAAATTTTTTTAGAATTTAACTTTCATTAATATAAGTATATAAACTAAAATTATATTATTAATATATATTAGTAGATGTCTAATAATCTTAAAATAGAATTGTCGGATAGTAATCCAGTTTTAAGTGAAGTATTTGTAAATAATTCTAAAGATATGGTGAATCCGCTTTTGCCATTTGGCTTACATATAAAGGGAAATATTTTAATATGTACTGAAAGATGTGGGCAAAAATTTAGTAATACTGATATAAAAGTGAATCTAATGAAAAATTATGGTAAAATTTTAATGTTAAAACCTGGTGATGATAAATCAGAATTAACTATATTTCATGATAGTCGAAATAATGATACAGATAATGAAGGAAATGGGACATATAAATTAAAATATATATGTTTTAGTTGTCCATCATTAATTAAAATTGGTGAATCAGATTCTGATATGCAGTCTTATTTAATATATAGCAATGATAAAGGATTATATGCTGTTGTTTGTACTTTATATACTAGTTCAACATCTACAGTTGATGCTTTGCCTAATGCTTTATTAAGCTCTTTATTAACAAATAACAATATTCCTGAAATTAATAGTACAAAAGGAAGTTTAAGTATTAATAATATTGATATAACTCATTTTTTTCCACAAGATAATAAAGAATATTATGAATATATTAATTCAGATAATTATCAAAATAAAAAAGATATTTTAGTAAAGGTATTTAGAAAAAAAGTAAATATTAGCTCAAATATAGTTGAAACTTTAAAACAAAAATTATTTAATCCAAGAACTAATAATAACTATACAAATTTTACAAATTCAGTAAGTCAATTATTTGATAATCGCCCTAAAAAAATTAACATATTTTATATACCAAATATAGAATTACCTTATACAGATTCCAAATCCAATGAAAAAATGACAAATCCTGAAAATAATAAAACACATAGTGAAGAAAATGAAGATGAAGCTGAAGAAGAAGAAGAAATTTCCTTAATAACTAAATTACGAAAATCTTCTTTAGAAAAGAAAGAAGATGAATCATTTGTAAATTTTACAAATGATAAAAAAATATATTCCATTGACCCTGAAAATGGTGATATAAAGAAAGATAATAATGGTAATCAATTAATATATGATAATTTAGATGATTTATTAGTAAGAAATAAAGATTATAATGAAGATGATATTAAAAGAGCAGTTACTCAATTTCCAAATTATACTTATAAAAATTCTAATTGGAGATTTGATTATAAAATTAGACTATATGAAATAAAAAATAATTCGGATGATGATGATGATAATTTTGATATACAAGATGTAGATTCTTTAGATAATATTAAAAATAAAGTTGGTTACACACCAACAAATAAAGATGCATATTACGCATTGAAAAATTTTCCTAATTATGGATTACCTGATAAAGATGGGAATCCTAATAAATATTATATTTCTTATTATTATTTAAAATCGGAATCAGCTAATCAATATGTTACAATTATGTATGTATTTTTATGTTGGTTTATAATATTATCTAATTATATATTTTATAGAATTATATTTTTTACTACAAATAAAGATTACAAAGATGTTAGTATTGATGATGATGTTATAATAAATAATGATAAATATAAACAACTAGCAGCATATAGATTACTTATTAATATATTATTCATAATACAAATCATATTTACCATTATTTATTCAATTAATATGATAAGTGGATTATCAGATTCAGATTCTACTATGAATAAAACTTATAATATTATTTATCCAATTTTATTAGTTATTACATTAATATCAACATTATATTACGGAAATAAACGTTTGTATTTTAATAATGAAGAAGTATCATATGCCGAAAGTAGATCATTAAAATTATTATTGGATATTGAATCAGAAAATAATAATAATGATTCATCAAAAACGTTATCATGGTTTAATAATGCAACAGATTTAATAACTTATGTATATTTAAGAAATAATGATAATATAAGTGATCCTGAAGGGTTAATAAATAAAATTAAAGAATTAAAAGAAAAAATAGATAATATAGATTTTGAAAAGAATGAAAATATTGATGAATCAGATACTTTACTTACAGAAGCTGATAATATTTTACAAAAATTAGGAAAAATAATTAAAAAAGGTGAAGAAGACCCAACTAAAAGTAGAGCTAAACAATATTTATATGGTTTAATGAATTCTATATCTGAATATTCAAATAAAATAAGAGGAGTTTCCGCATCTAATATTAAAAATAACTCAACTAAATTAATTACCAAAATGAAAGACTTAATTAAAAAAGGTAACACTAATCAATCTGGTGGTGCGAATTATAATAAACCTGTTGTATTACCAAAAGAAAATGAAAATAAAAATGGAAATAGAAATGGAAATAACTCAAGAAAAAAAGGTGTTCCAATTATTACTGCATCATCAAGTAAATCTGATTCAAGTGATGATGAATATGGTATATCTTCAAATAATCTTCAAGGAAAAGAATTTTTCCCAAATTTAAATTCATTAAATGAAAATAATATGAAAGAAGGGGAAAATGGGGAATGGTATGATAATTTAATTGAGTGTGTAACAATTAGGAATATATTTTTATTTGTTGTATTCCACATAATATTTATGTATGTTTATAAAATTATAAATAATGTAATAAATACATTTGATTTAACAGAAGGTTTTATTTATAAAAATGCATCATCAAGAATTACAATTCCATCTAATTTTGTATATTTTGCTATAAATTTATTATTATGTGGATTGTATGGTTATGAGAAAATAGTTAAATATTATTTTTATCCAAAAGAAAAAGTTAAATCAGCTGTTAATGATGGTAATTATTATATAATTATAGGTATTATTATATTATATTTAACTATATCATGGATTGTATTTAATTATGGTCCTGAAGACATATGGGGTAAAATTTATTATTATTTTATTTTATCTTGTTGTCTAATTTATATTATTTATAAGATGTATCAAGAAAGTGATTGGAAAGATTGGAAAAAATGGGTTGCTATAATATTTATACTTCCAGGGTTCTTTATTGCGTTATTTGATAAATCAATTT